CCCCACGTTGTTATCGTCGTCGTTGGTGGTGTCTGGAGAGGATTGCCAACTGCGAGAGGCGCTCCAAACCACGGCGCATATGCTCGTCCAAAGTTCGTTCCATCGCCTTGCACTTGTCCATACATTCCCATCGTCAGGACGGGCGTTGCGGATGCTGAGTACGTAACGATCTCGGTGATTGGCTGATCGTTGTAAGGACTAAGCACGACGTGTGGTTCCGGAGGAAAGAACTCTTGAAAGGCTGCCAACGTCGGAGGTCCGTCAGTGAGACTTGGTAGTGGCATGAGTTGGGCCACCCGAAAGGACTCATCAGGACGATTGAAAATGACGATGTTGACAGCCGTGACGCCTCCATTCGACGAAATAAGTGGTGCAAGCACAAAAACCACAAATGTGCCACCAGTTGCTTCCGTTGATCCCAGGACCTCATTCCTCCAGTGGAAGAGAATATTCTTCTCATCGACTCCTTTCTTCGACACCGAGGTAGCTTCCTTAACGTCAATGATGTCATAAGGAAACACAGTCATGTCCGCGAGTGTGTGTGCGTTGCTGATGTTGTAGTTTGGTGGCATTCTGCAACATCCGAGCTTTCCACCGTTGAAACCCGTTCCAGCGATTGTAAAAGTCCAGACGAGTCCTCCAGTCCAGGCATTGTAAGGTGCAACAAAGTATTGCACATACGCGTTTGCACCTCGAGGTGAAATGGGCTGGTCATAAATGATAGTACCAGCATTCTGAGTGGAAGACCAAGCGATGGATGCAACGGCGATATCCTTGTCGTAGAGTTCTCGAGGAAGCATTCCAGGCGCGCCTGTTCCAGAAGTGATGAAACGACTAAGGCTCTCTGTCTTCTGTTCGATTGGTGCCATTGGAGTTGCTGGTCCCTCTCCTGGTCCATGAGTGTGCATTGGGGTCTCGCCATCTCCGACAACAGCTGGTTGGGACATACTTTCGAACTTGAATCTCTCAATTTCATATGTCGCCTGAGAATCCTCGGATAGATCAGTTCCCCACACGATGTTGAAACACGCGGTGTAGGACAGCCATTTCTAATGTTTGATTCCGGCATCCACGCAACACTTCATGAGGTGGTTGCGCATCTCCTCCCAGAAATCAATTCCATGATTGACTGCTTCGATGAGTGCCATGTCCAGAGTTCCAACAATCGTGCACGTGTCAAATCTGACTGCTTCTGGTTCCCTCCAGAAGTCGTGAGGTTTGTTCGTGAGAACCAAACTCAACATCTTGTCAAAACTTGACTCGAGCAGAGCACCGCACCAATAGTGTGACTCTTTTCCGTTGGGCAGAGTTGCTTTCTTGAAATTCCTCTTCAAGAATTCGAGCTCATGCAGCTTCCGGAACTTCACACTCTTCGCATCAGTCTTGTCAGCTGGTGTACACACAACTCCAAACTCGGCACAGACTTCGATGTATCCACGGGGATTGAAAATGTGTTGTGCACCGAGCGCAACAGTACTCATCCCATCGTCACCGTAAAAGGATGACGCAACGTGGCGCATGAATTGATCGAAGTTTGCCATCTTTGGCTCATGCTCAATCTCACATCTCCTCATCCACACATAGTAATCGTAGATGAAATGGACGATACTATTGTCTGATCCGGTCATTGGCTGTCCTGATGGGTTGCCCCCTGGCAACACAGCAACACAATCACGATACAACACGAGTGGTCGTTGAACTGACTTGTGTAGGGTGTTCCTGATGATGTCATCTTCCGGTTTCCAGTTCGGGTCATTGATCCTGTAGATCTTGTTCCACACACGTGGTACCTTCTCCATAACCGTCAATGGCACAGTTGAGTCAAAATTTGTCATGTCGATATCAAAACCAACATTTGAGACTCGTGAGTGCCAATTGTAAAGGAGATGAAAACCTTGTCCGAGTGGATTGATTCCGATCTTGATAGGATGTCGTTCGTGTGTCTCAGAAAGAGCATCAACAGCGGCGTGGAAGTACATTCGATCTGCGAGTACTTTATCAACTGGAGCACCCCAAAAGATTCGAGTCCCTGGTTCCTTGTAGATCCTCTTGATTTTTCTTGGCTCATCCTTGAGGGTTCCACAATTAACTGAGGCTGTTCTAATCCCATGACGGGCACACTCAATC